TTAGTCTTGTTATGGATTTGAATGATGATGTAGCTAAAGCCAAGGATGAAATCCTTAAATACTACGAAGATAAACGATTCTTCGTTAAGGTTATTGATAAAGAAGGATATCCTGGCTTAGTTGGAGAATATCTATTCATATCCTGGAAGAAGTGAATTTCTTTATTCTAACATAACCACAGGCATAATTGAGAGTGAAATGCCTGTTTAAGCAGTCCCCACTACTGTAATGGTGATTTGATTACCATACATTATCTTAAGCCCTTGAGGGTTGGTGTGAATAGACTATTCACATGTTCTTAACATTAATTGTTAACAACAATGACATTCGATGAACAAGACTCTCTTATAGAGTCATTGAACGCGGCTTATGATAAAGCCGGAACTATTACAGATGAAGACATCAAAGAACTGTTTGCCAAGAAGAATGCAATCGCTGATGAAGACGAGCAAACTTCTTATGAGTTCGATGAATTCTTTGCAGAAGTAGTAAGTAAATGGGCGCAAGACGGGCTGACTGATGAGAAAGCTCAATTACTGCTCAATCTTATTGATAGCGCTGACAGTAGTGTGGACGATTCTGAAGACGCAATGTTGGAAGAATTATCTATGGCTGAACTGACTGGCGTGGACATATCTGAAATATTAAAAGATAAGTTCCCAGACTACTTTGAATAGTTCTTATGTATGGTGATAGGTTATGGAATAGACATTCCAGCCAGAATATCACGGGGGGGGGTGTAGGCTCTTCTTCGTTGCTCCTAGCAACACACCTAATGCCAGGCATTGGCATTATTGTTATCAGTTTATGGTAACGGACTTTAGGCTACGTTATATTTAATGTAGTGCTAATCGCGCAGAACGATATTCGTACTGCCGTTTAGGGTCAAATTCAGATTAGTTATTAGATTATTCTTTACTTCTAATGAGGTAAGGTCTACTCTAGTGATTGTCTGGGTTTGGCCCTTCTTTTTTAACTTTAAACATGCAGAGATTTAAATACGAGGACAATGAACTAATACCCATTTTACAGGCAGGAGACCTTATCACTGTAAACGACAAACTCGTGGAAGTAATTGACTAGGGCCCTGGATGTGCTGGTTGTTACTTTCGTGACAGGAATGATGACTGTACTATGGAGAGTAGATGTCCACTTTACGAAAACCTGATATTTCGAAAGGTGGAAAAGAAGATTAAACAAGATGAGAGGGTTGAGCAAATTAAAAGCGTGGCTGAAGAGGAAGGGATTTACTTCTACTAATTATAAGGGAGATTCGGAGTACTACACATTGAACGGATTCTCTGCTACTGTGAGGTTAGCAGACCATGTAGGAAGAGAAGGAACTGAAACTGATAAATATATAAATATCATTCCAGACGGAGTTGATAGATATGTATTTATTTATGACAGAATATCTACTTCTATGAGCCATAAGGAACTTATTAAGGCATTAGATGCTTTAATATATCTGCATGGTAAAATTCCCAAGTATTTCGAGAATAGAGACCTTATTAAGAAGAGATATGAAGATGCTGTTTCCAGCGTCCAATCCCATTTAGCTAGAAGGACGGTAGACCAACGAGCAGTGTTGGTTAAGGGTGTTAGTACCTTAGAACCCGTCATACTCGAGTTGCAGAAACTATGTTGTCAATTTAGAGTAGAGAAAGAGAAATTGTGATTGTAATATTAATAGTGCTCGCATTGTATGGTGTGTCTTACTTACTAAACATTGTACTGAACTACATGCTTGCATACTACGACTTGGATGAAGAATACTTCTGGGAAGTTGTAGAAGAAGATGTAGGTTGGTGGATGACATGTCCAGTCATATCGCCATTTTTGTATCTGTGGTTAATAGGTAAGGTGCTAGAAGAACAATCAGATTAAACTAATACTAACTTTACGGATAATCAAGTATGATTATTGAAGAAGCTGACTTTAGAATGGAATCTATAGGTGACAATTTACACTTCTGGGACCTATCTATACTAAAGACTATTAAATCTAAGGACGGAGAACGTCAGGAGTTTAAAGTAATTGGTTATGGACTTCCCATATCTGCATGTCTTCAAAGAATAGCGGATTATAGAATAGAGTGTAAGCACCCAGATGCCATGTCTCTGAAAGAATATATTCAAGATTACAAACAAGAAGTAACTAGATTAGAAGAGTTAACTAAAGGAATTTAAGCTATGGCTTCACGTAAGAAAGGTACGGCACCTCATAAGCCGAAGAAGGTGTATGAATCTGTTAAGTTAATGAATTGTGCAAGGTGTGGTAGGGATACTACTCACACGCTGTTCGATTATGACAACAGGCTTTATAAATGTAATGTCTGTGGGGCAGTTTATACTAAACGTGGTAAATAACTAATATTTAACTCATTAAACTTATCAGTAATGAAGAAGGAAACTATCAAAGAGACTCCAGAGGAGAGATTCAAAAGACTAAGAATCAAGGATTTGACCGATGATGCTTTCATGGTGGCAGAACATTTAAGACAGCCGTCTGTAACACCACGTGACCCAAGTGTGTGGAGTAAAACTCCTAAAGAACGTAAGTTGTGGAAACGCTATAGACGATTTCCTGCTCCGAGCTATCAATGGCCGGCTCCTGCTAAATCTATTCCTATTCCTGGAACTCTGGTCGTGTATGTAAAGGGTGGTAACTTTACTACTGGTAAAATGAATCCAAAGACCAACAAACCTATACCAAAAAACACATTTAGCCATAAATGTATTCAATCTGACATCCCTTTCTTATTAAGTAAATATAAGACAGAGAAGTCCCAGGTTACTAAATATTCTTGGAATGGCAAAACCTACGCCCCCGACTGTCTACCATTCTGGGGACGTTAAACTAACAGCGTACCCTTCCTTTCTATATGAAGTACAACTGTACCTCATTAGGAAGGATAGGGTAGAATGTGTAGGTTCTAAGTTCTATACTACTGATAAGCCTATTAAGGTAAGAGAATCGCAGTTTATTAAAGTCGACGATGAGATTACATGTGCTAAGTATATTACTTGGCTAGCAGCTCCCCTAGATTATTTAATGAACAACAATTTTAAAGTGTTAGAACGTGAGAATGCTAGACAAAGACGGAAATCCAATACAGGAGAAGACAAGCGAAGGAGTTCAAACCGTAGGCGCTGAACCTACTATGAAGTATACAGAGCAGGTGATTGATAAGTCTAGACGTGTTTGCCCACTATCAACTGTAATGGTTGAGATGTTGGTAAAACAGATGTCAGCCGAACTTGCCAACCATGCTCTGTATATGACCTTTGCCAATTACTTTGAAGTAGAAGGGTTACCAAAGCTAGGTATTTACTGGAGAGGTCGTGCTAGGGAAGAATATTTGCATCATTCTTGGATATTTGAATATCTAACCACTAACGATGCTCTATTCCAATATCCGCCTGTTCCAGCCATTAATGTTGAAATCACTGACAGAATCATGCCCTTTGCTGCTACAGTAGATAGGGAGATTGAGACTACTCGTGGTATTAATAAGATTGTAGACCAGGCTCAGAAAGAAAGTGATTGGGCTACATTCCAATGGTTGAATGGAGAGGATGAGGATGAAGGTATGTTAGTTAAAGAGCAAGTAGAAGAAGAATCTATTAGCCGTACTATTCTTGATATGGCTAGAGAGCAGGCTACTTGGCTTCGTAAAGAGAATGCAATACTTGATTTCTATAATGGTCTAGGTCGCAAGTAATTGCCTAAAATCAGATTAACTTATCTAAAGAGATTACATTTAGAAACATTTAATCTACAAGTTTATGAAAGAAAGAGTTGAGTATAGAGTTGACAGTTTTGTTGATTTTACTGGCATGGAACGTAAGTTCGTAATGGTTGCATTGTCACAGGAAGTATGTGCTGAAATTGACCCAGATACAGAGAACTGGGATGAAGATGCACTCTTAAGTGATAAATGTCTGTCCATTGGCGTGTCTGTATGTCAACCAGAAGATGAGTTTGATGAGAACATGGGAGTTCAAATAGCTCTTGGTAAGGCCCGTAAACTGCATAATCATGCTCTATACAGCACTGACCCCGGATTGATTAACCGTGGTGTAGTTAATGCTCTTCTTGACCAAGAAGTAGCATTCTTCAAACAATGTCCTGGCAAGTATCTGAAAGGATATGATACAGCTAAGGCTATCTATGAAGAAGGACGTAAAATGGTTGAACTAGAAGCATCACTATCTGATGAAGAACGTACATGCTTGGATACCTTATTAACTTCTAAGAATGATAGAGTGGATGTTATCTATGATATCTATAACTACTATCAGTCTCAGAAATGAAATTTAAGGATGCTTTCGTTGGAGGTGTGATTGCTGCTGCTATATGCCTTGGTATAGCATGGGCTTGCAAGGATAGAAACACAGTAGTTATTCCTGACAACGCTAAATATGAGCAAGCTATAGACTCGCTCAATAAGGAAGTAAGGAAGTTAGAAATTACTAACGACAGTCTAATTAGTGTCATTACCAATTCTAAAGGTAAGATAGACACTATTAATAATTGGTATGAAAAGGAGCTTATTGATATTACTAATCAGTCTATTGCCGCTGATGCATCTTTCTTCGCAGAATATGTATCCCAAGCTGGTAGATGACTCTTTAGTTGTGATTACTCCACAGCAATTAAAGGCTAGTAACCTTATATTTCTGGAGCATAAGAAGCTTAAGCTAGAGAGGTTTGAACTCAATAAACAGCTTACATCTTATGAATTACTAACTGCTAACTATGCTAAAACTGATAGTATAAGACTTCAACAACTAGCACGAGCAGAATTGCAAATGCAGATGTATGATGAAGCTATTAGTAAGCAACGGGAGCAGATAGCTAAGATGAACAAAAAGAACAAGAGATTAACTACATTGTCAATAGGAGGATTTGCTATCAGTGTAGGCTTATTATTAGCCTTACTGATTAAATAGCAAATTCTTGGCAAACTACTATTCGGAACATGGCGAACAAACTATCTGACAGTTTTGATAAGGACAGAGATGGAGTAAAGTACAAATACCCCGAGAGAACTTGCAAAGACTGTTCTAGATATCCCTGTTTCAGAGGTATTGAGCGCAGTGTTTGTGATTTCGCCAAGTATGGTTGTGTGCATTATAAAGACGGTGGGGTTAATAAACGACAAAATGAGCTGGTGGGCTCGGAATGATGATTCAATATACCATACGCGTTGAATTACTAGCTAGTAAGGAAGATGCTGGTGGTTATATAGTCTATGCATTCAAAGATTTGTCAAACGGCACATATAAAATGTGTACCCGATGTCCTAACTGGGAAGGTCCATTCTTAAGAGTTGGTGACATCGGGTATTTGAAATGTAAGGAAGTATATGCAGGGGAAGACACATGGTATAATCCCATCACTGACTCCTTTGAGAAGTATAAATATACCGATATATATTTCGAAGACTTTGTTTATGAGAAACCACCAGAAGGTGAGATTATACTGTAAAAGATTATCTAAATTAACGAGATTAGACCATTATCTAAAATTAATATGATATATCTATGTTCAGAGAGAAATTGGCATCAGCTATCGATAGAAAGAATAATGACATCAACTCTTTCATTTGGAAGGGTCGTAAGCAAGAAGTAAATGGAGTTCTAGTACAAGAGGAGAAACGCTTGGTTGATTGTACTGAAGAAGAACTTCGTGGTTTCTATGCTCATTGTGATTCTATGCTCTATAATACTAACAAGGACTATCCTGGTCGTTATGTTCTATTGGACATTATTAAAGACCAGCGTCAGCGTTGTAACGCAGAATTGTTCTTGCGCTGGTTAGAACAGGAGCAGCATATGCCAAGGTTTAAGTTCCTAGAGGCGTTAGTCTCTTTCTTGGATATTAATAAGGACGGTATAGACCCGAAAGAGTATCCAATTGAAGGAACTATGTGCGGCTGTCCTAAAGAGTTTGGAGACATTCCAACAGAGACAGTACGCGAAGGTTGTTTGGACAGACTGGGAAAGTTCAACAAACAACACATTACTCTTACATTTATTCTCAAGCAAGGTCTATGGTTCACTGCTCAAGAGAGCAAGGACTTAGTGGAGAAAGACCCTAAGACAGGTCAGATAAGAGATAAGATTGAAGTAGCGAAGGAAAGACTAGGTCTGAAGCCCATAATGCCTCTTTATGTTACTCCTAAAGGACTTAGCTATTCACAGCTTCGTTCTATGGTTAATTTGAAGAGTAAGAAGTATACAGAACTAACTACTGACCAATTAAAGGTTCTTAGAAATAGAATCTTGTATTCTTTGGAAGATGAAGTGAAGTTCCATATATCTCAGTGGGAAACTCGCAAGAACCAAATTAAATTAGTATGTGATGCTAAAGGCTATACTTTATAATGTGCTCTGGATGCTGACCACAGTTAATCCAGATTACTATGTAGTAGGTATAAGCTACTTAACGTAACTTGTGAGAATTTACTAATATTAAATAACAGGGTTCAAGGTAATAGATTCAAATGAGTTATTAATTAAGGGCTTAGCCTATAACAAGTGGCAGACTTATTCGGAAACGTAAGCAGAGATGAACGCCAAGCAATTGGTGTTCAACGTTGGGTAGATAATAAGTTGCGTGGTTCTTTAGTCTATTGTACCGGTTTCGGTAAGACTAGAACTGCCATTATGTGTATGAAAAGATTCTTGGCTAAGAATCCTGGTAGAAGAATTATAATAGTAGTACCTACTGATGCACTACAGAGACAATGGCTTAGTGATTTAACAGAGCAGCAAGTCCCAATGGTGTACGAGGTACTAATAATAAACTCTGTTGTGAAACATGAGTGGACATGTGATTTGCTAGTACTGGATAGGTGACATTTGTCCAGTATAAACTCCTCTAATTGCCGGAAGTTCCTTAGAGCTTTAAGTACTGTAATCTAATGGTAACATTAGAGGTCACTCAAGTTAACGCTTGAGGTATAGTAATAATCTTAAAGATTGGATAATCATATTAAAAGGCAGCCAAGCATCCTATAACAGGATGAAGGTTCATCGACTATCTCGAAAGAGAGTACAGATGTATTACATATTTATGACTGTAATAAATAAGCAATACATTTGGAAACGGGGAGAACTTGTAGTATCTTTGCGTAGAAACTAATAAAGTATTACATGAGTAAAGCTTATCAATTCTATGCATTATTTAATGAGGAATTTCCTCAAGAATGGAGATATATTGGAGTAACTAGTAAACAGATTAATGAAAGGTTCTCCCATCATAAATACTGTGCGACTCATGATTCCCACAGAGCTCTACCGGTGCATAAATGGATGCATTCTGTTTACAGCAAAGGTGGTAAAATAGGGTGGACTAAGATTCACGAATGTAGTGAATCTGAATGGGAATATGAAGAACAAAGACTAATCTCTGAAAATTCTAAAGTACATGAACTTCTTAACTTAGACAAAGGCGGCAAGGGAGTTATTACTAAGGATAATAGAGACAAGTCTGGAATAGAAAGAAGTATAGAAGCTCATAAGAAGAGTATAGTACAATTAGACAAGAATGGAAATCTAGTCCAAGAATTTGATGCAATAACGTCTGCATCAGAAATAACTGGGATTTCTAGAACCAGTATAGGTAATTGTCTAAAAGGAAGGTCTAAAACAGCGGGTGGGTATGTATGGACGTATAAGGAATATTATTCTAAAGCTAAAGTCTCTGACATTCCTTCTAGTAGAGGGAGAAACATCAGAGTGTTTAAATACTCACCTGATATGGAACTTATATGCGAATTTAATTCCATATCTAAAGCTATTAGTGGTGTGTGCAAATCTGGACACACATTAACTAGACATTTGGATACTAATGAGTTGTATGGGGGATTTTACTGGTTTACATCCAAGCAAGTTAAGATATAGTCAGGCTGTTAGGGAAACCTAATGGGTTTTGGAATGTCATAAATATGCTTCCGACCTGTTTGGAAAGGTATTTGAAGTAGTCAAGTATAAAATAATTCTAGGTTTAACTGCAACTATGGAACGACTAGACGGTAAGGATAGTTATATCAAGAAGTATTGTCCAGTAGTTGATAGAGTAGATGTTAGTGAAGCTACTGCTAGAGGCTGGTTATCTCCTTATAGGGAATACAAAGTCATGGTAGAAGTAGACAATCTAGACAAATACTATGAGTTAAACAGAGAGTTCTATGAGCATTTCGCATTCTTTGGTCATGACTTTACACTTGCTATGGCTTGTGCTACTAAATGGCAGAAGAGAATTGAGCTAGCTAAAACTATGCTTCCCGACTTTGACAAGAAACCAGATGAATGGAAAGCTCTTAATAAGACCATTCTAATTCATGCTATGGGTTTCAATAGGACTTTACAGGCAAGGAAGAAGTTCATTTATGAACATCCTAAAAAGATAGAACTTACAAATATGATACTTGAGCATAGGCAAGACAAGAAATGCATTACTTTTAGTAAGACAATCAAGATTGCCGAACAAATCAAGTATGGTAAGGTACTATCTAGTAAGGAAACTAAGAAGAAGGGAAGGATGACTTTAGAGGAGTTTAAATCAGCATCTGTGGGAGTACTTAATACTTCTAAGATGTTAGATGAAGGAGCTGACATACCAGGACTGTCAGTAGCCGTTATTCTTGGATATGATTCCAGTCCTACGTCTAAGACGCAGAGAATAGGTAGAGTTATTAGAAAGGCAGAGAATAAAGTAGCGGAAGTCTTTACTTTAGTAATCAAGGGAACTGTTGAAGAAGAATGGTTTCGCAAGAGTACTGGTAGTAAGGATTATATCACTATAGCCGATTCTGATTTATTAAATCTACTAGAAGGGCGAGAATTTACTCCTAAGAAGAACAAAGAAACTAAAATGATATTTAGGTTCTAATGTTTAGAGTGTTATATTGCAACATAGGTGCTGAAGGGCAGCCTGATAGAACTTCAACAGTATCTACTGATGTTGATGCTGTTAAGCTATTAGAGCTGTTAGAGAAGCATTCAGAGCATCGTATTTGCATGATGTCTGTGCATTTAGAGCGTAGCCCTCTAGATGTGCAGAGTCTTATTACGAGCCTGAAATTTAAGTAGATTCGTTTTGAAATGTAACAAGATTATCGTATCTTTGTAATCCTTAACGGTCAAAATTACATGACAACTGAAAGATTGCTTGAACTTGTAATGCTTACTAACACGTTTGATAGTATCATTCATGCTAGTGGTGTCAACGAAAACGGTGAAATTGAATTTGAAGGTGGAATCTATGACGTCAAAGCTATGGTAGCAAGGCAGACAGAACTCTTTAAAGAGTTTATAGCTCCTTACGAAGTAGCAGGCGAAGCTTATGTGATTGAGGACACTGAGAAATCAGAATAACAAAGTATCACAGCTGATAGATTAGTAAGTTATTTACTTATTAATCAGTACGCTTGGAGAAATTAAGTTTAACAATAGAGAATCAGTTGTTAATAATGGAGCAGTATAGGCTTACTGCTGAGGAGTTGTTAATGATTGAGTTGCTATTCTTGGCACAACCAGAAGAGGGACATAAAGACTCCCTCATCCGATATCTGGGAATGCCAATAACTAAAACCCGCCTTAGAGACGTATTATTAAGTCTACAGGTGAAGGGAGTCATTACTAAGAAGTATAAAATTCCCGCAGAGGGTCAGACGTTTGACCCTGAATCTGTAATCTTTAATGAAAACTTCATTAAGAATTATAGAAAGTATTCCGGAGACCTGGGAGGAGAGTTCTGGGAAGCATACCCAGATATTGTCATTATTAATGGCAGGGAGTATAGCTTAAAGAACTGGTCTAAGAAGTTTAACACTTTGGAAGATATGTTCTTTAGATATGGCAAGAATATAGGGTGGAAACTTGAGAATCATAAAAGAGTGATAGAGTTAGTCAATTGGGCTAAACAGAACAAATGTAATCTGATAAACGTCAATATTGCTGACTTTATAATGTCTAAGGCTTGGGAAGGCATCGAGAAGTTTAAAGATGGAACATATGAAGAATTAGTGTTTGATACTATGACGGAACTATGACATATACTAGCAGACTAATCGAACTTATCAAAAGAGGCAGAGAAGGTGACAATCAAGGATTATCACTGGGAATGCCTAAGCTGGAGCATATAATTGACGGATTAACTCAAGAGACCTATTACCTAATTGCAGCAGGAACTGGTAATGGTAAGACTAGTTTCGTGCTTCACTCCTTTATATATAAGGCTCTACTGGACTCTGATTCTGATAAGGATGTTCAGTTTATTATATTCTCTTTGGAGATGAGTGCCGAGCAGTTACTTGCTAAATTGCTTTCTCTTCATATATATGAGACATATGGTAAACAAATATCTTTTAAAGAGTTATTGTCTAGAGGCAAGGACTCTACACTCTCTGATGAGGATTATGAGTTAGTACAGGAATGTATTCCATGGCTAGAATCTATAGAGGACAGACTAATAATACATGACGGCACTCTCAATTCAGAGAAGTATAAGTCTCTAATCATAGAGGATTTAAAGAAATTTGGAACCTTTGTTGATGAAGATACTTATGAACTTAATAATCCGAAACAAATTATCGCAGTAATTACTGACCACTTAGGCTTAGTGAGACCACAGTTGGGTCGTAGCAAGAAAGAGGAGATTGATACCATATCGGCATATGGTGTCTCATTTAGAAATAAATGTAAGATATCTCCAATCAATATTATGCAGTTCAATAGAAATGCTAATAATGCAGAACGACTAAAACAAGGCTTGCAAGAACCTGATTTGTCAGATTTAAAAGAGAGTGGTTCTCCGAGTGAGGATGCCAATGTAGTATTGGTATTATTTAATCCATTTAGAAGCAAATTGTCTACATATAGAGGATATTGCATTAAAGAGCTAAAGGATGGTTTCAGGTCATTATTGGTTCTTAAGAATAGATTTGGTGCGTCTGACGTAGCCATTGGTGTAGGATTTTATGGTAGATGTGGTATCTTTAAAGAGCTTCCATCTGCGTCTGAAATCAATGATTATGACAAGTATAAGAATCCAGATTGGACTATTATTGATTTCCCAGACAGGGAAGTCGAGATAGAACGAACTAAGAAAGATGATTTACGCGTAACCATAACATTATGATTTAATGAGCCAAATTATAGGACTTGGAGGATTTTCGGGAAGTGGTAAGTCTAGTTCCCTACAGTATTTAAACCCAAAGGAGACATTTATCATTAGCTGTACTCCTAAACAATTATCAATTCCAGGATTTAGGAAGAATTACAAGAAGCTAACTCAGGACAAAGACAAGAACTATGTTGGAAATTGGTATTTCAGCAATGAATTTGCCAAAGTGATGAACATCATGAATGTAGTTAATGTTAAAATGCCGGAGATTAAGGTCTTAGTAATTGATGATAGTAATTATCTTCTTTCACAAGAGGTGATGTCTAGAAGTGCAGAGAAAGGATATGACAAGCATATTGACTTTGCAAAGCACTATTATGATTTAATAATGAAAGCTATGACCCTTAGAGAGGATTTAATTGTAGTGTTCATATCTCATATTGTAAATGACGGTAACGACTATGACCCTAAATATAAGTTATTTACTACTGGAAAGATGTTGGACAGGTCTGTTAATATAGATGGACTGTTTAATTATTTGCTGTATGCAGAGAAGATTGTAAATGATGAAGAGGTTGACTATAAATTCAGAACAAGGTCACTTGGTCCAGATACTTGTAGAAGTACCGCAGGATGTTTCCCTGATTTATATGTTGAACCTAATATGAAGATGGTGATTGACACAATCAATAAATTTGAATACGGAGAATGATAGTTAAAATGCTGTTAACTTTGGACTTTGACCCAGCTACTGGAGAGTATAAATCTCTAAAGCAGGAAATTGTCAAAGAAGAAGTAAAGACTAGAACAGTCAAGGAAGAGGTTCCAGAGACATCTGAACCGCAAATTACCCTAGACCCTAACAAGTACATACTTAATAAAGCAGCTGCCCAATTAATGGGAGTTGCTTGGGAAGATAGACTTAGTATTAAATATCAGAAAATTGACGGAATCACTTTCCCCGTTATAGGAACTGATGAAGCCTTTGGAACCAAAGGTGGAAACAAACTTACTAAGAGTCTGTCTGTCAGCTGTAGAGGTAAAGCTAATGACATGCTACGTCAGTATGGCGATACATTTACAGTAACTACGATGAAAGGTCAAGACGACCTCTTCGTATTAGTTGGTAATGCTGAAAGGCCGGAAG